TAACAACCCTCGAAAAATCAAGAAAGCAAGCCGAGGAGGAGATGTCGAAGGGGTCCCAAGATCGCATTGAGCGACCACCCACCTGGCTAAAGAATCCGGTAGCAAAAAAAGAGTACAAAACGATCATAAAAGATCTAAAAAAGGCACCATCTTTTTTACTTTGCGATCTGGATATTAACAATTTGGCGGCATACTGCAACGCATATGCACAATATAGACGTGTAACTGCACTGATTGACGATCTGGCAGAGGATGAGCTGACTGTGCAAACAAAAAGCGGCGAGAAACCGAATCCACTGATCAGCTTGCAGACAACCTACAGCACAGAGATGCGGCGCTATGCATCTGTATGTGGGTTGACGCTTGACTCGCGATTGAAACAGGCGTCGGCGCAGCTGACAAAGCAGGAAAGCCAGATTGAAAGTGAGTTCGGTGACATTTGATCCTTGAAGAAATCAAAGAATATGCTGAATGGTGCCTAGAAGATAAGGTGGTTTCGGAGGATGAAAAGTACATTTCCGGTAAAAAACACAAGTGGGCTTGCCAACGCTTACTGAAAGATATTGCGCGGGCGCAAAAAGATGACTGCGAATATTACTGGGATGAAGAGGAAGCGCAGAGGATTGTTAATTGGTTCGCACTTCTCCGACATTCAAAAGGCGAGCTGGCCGGGAAACCGATCAATCTAACGAAATCGCAAAAATTTTTTATCTGCCAGCTCTACGGCTGGCGAAGACAAGACGGAAGAAAGCGGTTCAAAAAGTCTTTCAAGGAACTGGCGCGAAAAAACGCGAAGTCCCAAGAGGAAGCA